AATTGTTAAACTCCCCAACGACAAGCATTTTGAAATATTACAAGTTCTTTGTCATTTAAATCTTTAATGCTATTTTCATTATAATAAAACCACGTTTGTATTATTTCAGCTTCTTTAGCATTTTCTTCTTGATTAAAAAAATGTAAAAGTTTTTTAATTTTCTGTGTAGTCATTTTATCTCTCCTAGTTGGTTGGTTGGTCTTAATAAGAGGCGGTATAAACCGCCCCTCGTTAAAATCAATTATTAATCTTCAACTTCAATACCCATTAATTCTGCAATGGTTTCAAGTGTTTCTTGTCCGCTTGTTGTGAGGCGGTCATAGTCAAAAAACATGTCTGCAACTAATTGTTGTGTGGTTTTAAAATTGTCATAAGTCATTTTAGTTCTCCTGTTTGATTGTTTGTACCACCATTATAAACATTGTTTACATAGTGTCAACAACTAAATAACAATAAAATTAATTATTTTTTTAACGGCTGTATAATTACTTTAACACCAACAAAGTCTGTTTCTACCCATCGCAAGGTCAAATGCTCAACCTGACAATCATCCTTCCACACTTGTGCGTCCGTACAAAAATCTAACACTGCCTTTGCTAGGTTATCCAAATCCCTTTTTCGTTTATCCGGCTTTACAAAGTCTANCTGTACCTGGACAGGACCGTTNACCCAAACNGGTAACTTCTGCTTGCAAGCCATACCTTGAGCTTCAGCAATCCATTTTTTATATCTTGGTGACTTATACCTTCGAGCCTTCCCGGCATACATGCTGTTCACTGATGGTGGAAATGGCAACAAAAAATCACTCATACAAAGCCACCATATCTTCAAAGGTCTTTGGCTTCTGACCATGCAAGTTATCTTTCCAATGGGCGTACTGGCTCTTTGGTGCTGTTGCTAACAACATCTTCCATTGGTCTTTTGACCTGTCGTTTGGAGCTGTTTTTAGTGCTGCGTCTATTTCTGGATTAATCACACCATTCTTTGCAACACCATCAGTCTTCCGCTGAAACTTGACGCTGTTCATGTACCAGGTCTTCCAAGCTGCGTCCCAATCTTTGTATGTTTTACCATGAGCCTTGCAATAAGTTAAAAATTCATCAGCTATCAATTCATAAGATAAATCTGTTCTGCCTCTTGTTTTCCAATAACTAACCGCTGCTTTTTTACATGGCATATAATCCTTTTTTAACCCTGTATTTTTTCCCCCTCTTTTGATACTTTTCTTTATAGTTATAGGTCTAGTTATAGTTGGCGTACCGTCACTACTAGCTTTCGCTACAGCCTTTTGTTTATTTTTCAATGCAGTAGCTTGTCCACCTAATGAACCTAGATGCCTCTTTAACGATACTTTTTCTGATGCGTTAGAATACAATGTAAGTAATCTTTTTTGTGTAAGTCCAACTGCGTCTTCTACTAAAAATTCCATAATTGTCGGCTTTATTCTTTGCCACTGAGATGGTGAGCATCGTGCAAATCTTGCTAGTTTTTTATCGTTGTTATCTATGTAACCGCCTGATCGCCACATACAGATAAGAAGCATCATATATGCCCCAGTCTCTGCTGCGTTTAGGTGCGTAGTATCTGCTATAAAGCTGTCTGTCCAAAGAGGCATTGCCGGTAGTGTTGCCATTTAAATTCTCCCAAATGTTTTTATTTGTCGACTTTCGGTGCAATTAAATCCACCCATGTGACTTGTTTTTTTGTGTATTTTTCAACCTTTTTTATTGTGCTGCTTGTTGGCATTTGTGGACCAGAAATTAGTCGTGAAACCGTTGCCTCGTCTAGCTTTACTGCTTTAGCAAAGTCACGCTGCGTCATTCGTTTTAATTTTAAAAATGTGGATAGTTGCATTTGGTTTACCTTTTTATAAAAAATTACTTGCTTTTAAATCAATAGTCGTTACAGTTATGACTGTCAACAACTTTTGGGAGAAACAAAAAATGACACACGCACCATCAATAATGATACCTTTAATGAAGCTTAAAACAGTTCATTCACTGCTTACAGAGCAGCGTCAATTAGCCTATATCGGTGAGCATATCAATACTGATAATCTTCGTGAAATTAGAAATATTTGCTTAGATATTGTAGATATGACTTTTGAGATTAGCGAAGCACAAACAAAACAAACGGAGAAAACAAATGACTAAAACATTAAATATACATCAGCGTATAAATGCAGTTATGCAAGACATTGCATACGTTCAAAAAGAAGATAAAAAAGTAAACAATCAATACAAATTTGTTTCGCACGATGCTGTGACGGCTGCTGTTAGACCGCACCTTGTTACGCACGGCATTACTGTAATTGCTTCTGTAGCTAATCATAATCAGGACGGCAATCGCACCGAGGTAGACCTTGTTGTAAACTTTCATAATATTGACGACCCTAGCGATACGGTTTCTGTCAATGTTTTTGGTTATGGAGTAGATCAACAAGACAAAGGTCCAGGCAAAGCATTTTCGTATGCAAAAAAATATGCTTTTTTACAAACTTTTTGCTTGGAAACAGGTGACGATCCAGAACGTCAAAATATTGATCATGTAGCGGATCAAACAACTGAAAAGCCAAAAGTAAAATTAATTAGTCTTGAGCATTATAAAATTTTGCAAGCACTCATTGATACCAAAAAAAATGTAGACGTACAAAAAATGTGTCAGCATTACAAAATTACAGCATTAGCTGAACTGCCTATTGACCGCTACAAGAGTGCTTATGATGCTCTCAATGCAAAGGAAGATAAATGATCATTCATAATGTTGAGCAGGGTACTCCAGAATGGCTAATGCTGCGTTCTGGATTGCCTACAGCTTCTAACTTTAGTAAGATGGTAACATCTACAGGTAAACTATCTAAAAGCATTGACGATTACGCACTGTCTTTGGCTTGTGATCTGTTTGCAAAGAAACCTCTTGATGAATGGTTAGGCAACCAATGGACTGATCGAGGCACTGAGCTTGAACCAGACGCACGGTCTATGTATGAGTTTCAGAAAGATTGCACAGTTAAAGAAGTTGGTTTTATTACTAACGCTGGCTGGGGTTGCTCACCTGACGGCTTAATAGATGATGATGGCATGGTTGAATTTAAATGTTTAAAAGCAGAAAATCACGTTAAAACAATTTTGGATTATAACAGGACAGGCAACATCCCAACAAAGTATATTGCTCAAGTGCAGGGACAAATACTAATTGCTGAAAGACAATATTGTGATTTAGTTTTTTACCATCCCGATCTACCTATAAAAATTATCAGAGTTGTGCCTATAGCACAATTATAAATGGGTTGTTAGAAGCTCAAGCAAAAGTAACAAATAAACGTGACGAAATTGTTGCAGAATTGGAGAACGAAAATGTTAAATAAAGTAAATTTAATTGGACGACTTGGCGGTACACCAGAGATCAAAACTATGTCTGATGGCGACAGTTTAGCTAGTTTTAGTTTAGCTACTTCAGAGGGTTGGAAAGACAAAACAACCGGAGAGTGGAAAGACAAGACGGAATGGCACAAGATTGTTTGCTTTGGGTTTAACGCTGACAAGGCAAAAAACTTTGAGAAAGGCACGTTGCTATATGTAGAAGGTCAACTACAAACACGAAAATGGACTGACAAAAATGGTAATGACCGTTATACTACTGAGATAGTTTTGCAGAAATTTAACGGTATGTTAAAAAGCCTGGTTAAAAATGAAGCTGTAGAATTGGCAAATACACCAATAGCCAGCACACCAGAACTTAACCTGGCAACAAAAAGTTCGCCTGTTATAAATGGACTTGATGACGAAATACCCTTTTAAGTAAAAATAGTTAGCCGGGTTGTTTGTAAACCGACCCCATCTCCCCCGGCTGACTCTCTCCCAAGGAGATGGGGTCACCTACATTTGGGAGAATGATAATGACTAACGATGACTACATTTTACAAGAGCTTAAAAAAGGCAGAACAATATCTAGACGAACAATTTATTTAGAGATTGGCTATTTTAAAACTCCAACCGCAATAAGCAAATTGCGAGCTGATGGTTATGACATAAAAGGCACATCGGTTAAATTTACAAACAGTCTTGGCAATAAAGGTAGGTATCATACTTATAAACTTGTCCAGGCAGAACAGCGTGAGTTGTTTTAATGGCTAAAATGAAACTCACAGCGGATCATAAAAGATTTCATTTATGGGTTATGGAAAAACCGTGCTGCGTTCCCGGTTGCCAACAGCCTTCTATATTCCATCATCAGAAACAACCGTACCCATTGCCAAGACGTGACCACAGATTTGGTGTAAATATTTGCTCACATCACCACAGTGAATATCACGACAAATACGGTTCTGATGATGCCTTTGCAGAAGCATACGGTATCTATATGCCAGATTATGCACTTACAAATTTAGAATATTGGGAAGATAAGTGATAAAACGTAAAGAAATAATTGGCGACTGCACGTTATATTTAGGTGATTGTTTAGAGATTATGCCTTTGATTGATAAGGTTGATGCGGTTGTTACTGATCCTCCTTTTGGTGTAGGAAATTTTATACAATCAACAGGAAATAAAAGAGGTCAGGCTGTTACTTGGAATGAATGTGTTCCATCGCAAAAATATTTTTTACAAATAAATCGTTTAAGTAAACATCGCGTCATTTGGGGTGCTAATTATATGAATTGTTTTGAGGGAAAAGGTGCATTAGTTTGGATTAAAAATCAACCTATGCCTGATTTCAGCAAAGCAGAAATAGCCTCTGTAAGTTGGGGAAATAAAGTAGAAATATTAAATTATACTTGGACTAATTTTGTAAATACAAAAGTGACAACACATCCTTGTGAACGTCCTGTGAGATTATATGAGTGGTGTATAGAACAAATACCTAACAAACCGTGCAGTATTTTAGACCCTTTTATGGGTAGTGGTAGTTCAGCAATAGCGTGTGTAAATTTAGGACGCAAGTTCATAGGCATAGAATTAAACGAGGATTATTTCAACATAGCGTGTGAGAGAATACGCAAGGCATACGATCAACCAGATTTGTTTATTGAGCCACCTAAAAATTTACAACAAATAGATTTATTATTGGATAAAAAATGAAACACATTGTTATTAATTTTTCTGGTGGACGCACTTCTGCATACATGTTGAAAATGATATTAGATCAACACAACGGTATATTGCCTGATTACTATACTGTGTTATTCCAAAATACAGGCAAGGAAGATGAAGGAACTTTAAATTTTGTTCGTGATTGCGGAATAAATTGGAACGTAAATATTATTTGGTTGGAATATTTTCGCAATACAAACAATAAGGTTGATGTGAAAGTAGTTAATTATAAAACTGCATCACGAAAAGGTGAACCATTTGAACAATTAATATTTGGATGGAAAAACCCATATTTGCCAAATCAAGATCATAGAGTTTGCACTATCGAATTAAAATTAAGAACTTCTAAACGGTATATGGTTAGTCAAGGGCATAAAAAATGGTTGGCTGCTATTGGTTTTAGATATGATGAACCGCAACGTGTAAATAAAAAACCTTACAAAGACAGTAGAATTACACCTTTTTACCCTTTGTATGAAAATAAAATAACTTTGCCTGTTATTCTTAATTATTTCAAAAAAACAGATTTTGATTTAAAACTATCTAATCCAGCTATGGGTAATTGTACTGGTTGCTTTTTAAAAAGTGAAAAAACAAGAGCTTGGATATGTAAAAATAAACCAGATGATCGAGACTGGTGGATCGAGATGGAAAAAAAGGCAAAATCTACATTTACAAAAGATAGATCGTGGAAAGATTTAAACAATTTTGCACAACGCCAAGGTGATTTTAATTTTGACGATAATGATCAACCATATTGCGATAGCGTTATTGGTGCTTGCACAGATTTTTTAGGGGAAAAAAATGAAACACATTGTAAAACATAAAGACCAGTTACAAAAAATAGCAGACCATATCATGCAATTAAACCCAGATAATGAATGGATTATTGAGGTTAAAAAGCACGTCAAAAGACGGTCAAATAACCAGAATAATTTGATGTGGATGTGGCTTAATCAAATAGCTGGCTTGATGTCTGACGAAACTGGATATGAGGTATGGGAAATACACGAGCTGTTTAAAAATAACTTTTTAATTGGCAAAGAAGTAGATTTGGGTGGTTTACAGGTAATAGTTAAAACAACCACTGATTTGACAACAAGTGAGATGACAAGATATTTAGATCAGATACAGCGGTTTTGTTCGGCAGAAATGGGTATATATTTGCCACTGCCAGAGGAGCTACAAAAAAGATGAATAAAACTGAAAAAATAATACAAGAAGGTCAGACAATATCAGGTGGATGGAAAAAAATTACTTTAAGTCAATGGGGTGTTTCTTGGCCTCCTAAAAAAGGATGGAAAACACAATTGATTAAAAAAGATGCTTTGTGCAATTACAATAAACAAACAAATAAAATATATTTTACATTACCAGAGGATTTACAAAAGAGATGAATTGGACTTTTAACGATGGTGGCAGATTAGATGCCGGCTTACATGGCTTGGTTAAAGACTGTGCAGCCAGGGCAGAAGCTATTTTGTTTAATGTGCCGTATTTAAAAGCTATTGATAACTTTGCCGGTGTAATGCCACATGCCTATCTTGACAATATACTGAATAACAATGGCTGGAGTTACCGGGAAGCCAAACCAGATACTGTTGTAAGTAATTTGGAAGGAACGGTAGTCGCTGTGCTAGACAAGCATTATACGGTTGTTATAGACAATGAAATTAATGACATATTTGACACTAGTGATAAAGTTGTGTATTCTTATTGGTCAAAAAATTAACTCCATTTAGATTTGTTTGCCCAATAAGCTGCTGACATTGGACCTTTTGCAATATTTTTAGCATGACGTGCTTGAAAGCTAGATTTTCTATTTTTTTCTTTTTTTGTTTTTGGGTTGCCACCAGCACCGCTTACACCTTGTTGTCCATAACGTATGGTTTTGACCTGATCACCTGATTTTGCAACCACAACGTGACTTTTAGTTTTATGATTGGGTGTTCGTTTAGGTTTGTTTACACCAGAAACGCCAATTCTATTGACTAATGCCTGTACAAGTTCATCGTTCATAACCATCTGCCAGTTCTAATTTGTTCTGTTATTTGTATAGCTCTATCACCAACTTGCTCTGCCCAACGACTGTCAAGCATCATATCGGCAGCGAGGTTGAAATCTTCCTTCTTCAAAGCATCTATTGATTTTGTAAATGTCTTAACAGTACCAATACCTACGTTAAAGGTAAAATTAATCATAGCACTTATTCGTGCATCTGAAAATGTTGCCATCCACGGAAAAGCATTTAGCAGTTGGTTAGTTGCTTCGTAAATATCATTTTTTAACAGCATTTCTGCTTCTTCTTCAGATATTCCTATGTCTTCCAAATTACGACCGTAACCACAAGTTTTTTTTCCGCCACTGCATGTGTAAACAGTACTACGAAAACCTTCATGTATTTTTAACTGTTCGATTAATTTATTCATTTTTTGGCTACTCCAGATTTTTTCTCCCAGCTTCTGAGTCCACCTAGCCCTAACATGCCCAAAAGCACTGGAGTTAGTAATGATGGGTCTACAGTAGGTACTTCAAACCATATAGCTAAAATCTGAGATAATAGCACGTTATACATTAAACCAATTCCGCACACCCAGCCTACAAATGGTCTCCATCCCCCGATAAATAGAGAACCGCTTTCTGCTTCAGTTTTGTTAACTGCAAGTTGTGCCAGGGCGTTTTCAGCAGCTATTTTTTCGCTTAGTGTATTTATTTCAAAAGCCAGCTTACTTGCTTGGTCCTTATCTTTTATGACTTTATTAAGTAAACCAGTAACTGGTCCTATTAATGATGCTAACATAATGTCCTCATTTCAGTGGGTTTTTAACTGCCTCATCAAACGCTTCCCACAAATCATCTATCTCTGTAGTGTATTTGTCAAGTTGCGTATCAAGACCGT